AGTTCCATAATCTATCTGTTCTAAAAATATTTCTAAATCTACCAGAGTCTACGTGAAAGTTTGCAGTCACTGGTTTAGGCATAGGTTTACCTGCTTCAAAAAACAGGAAGTGTATCTCTTCTGCAGGCCCACCTAATGAGTTCAACGCAGCGACAAAACTAGAATCTTGTCTAGTATCAGGAGGTGGAAAGAATGGGTTGGAGTCAAACGCTTGACCCAAATCATCCAGATCTCCCAAGTAGTTGGACATGGTTTGAGTCTTGGTTTTCCAAGTACCGATAGTGTTATTTCTTTGTACGGTAACCTTACGTGCCATTACAACTTCTCTAAAATTTGTGTCATCAGATTTTTGAGATCGGAAACATCTTGTTTTAGATCATCAAACTCTCTGTCTTTTTTGATTCTCGCCTTCTTACGTGCTCTTGCCGCTTTTACTTCATCACCGTTAGTGTTTAGTATAACACCGTTTTCATCTCTTACTAGGTTATCGTGACCTTCAACTTTTACATAACTCATTATACACTCAATGCAATTACTCTTAAATCTCTAAATGAGGGTACTTGTGCTGAATTGGTAGAATGCATGACAATCTTTAATTGAAACCTAGTAAAGGCAGGAACATTACCATTTAAACCACCAATCAAATATTCATAGTCTCTGAAAGTTTTTCCGACAGGATCTGGGGGGTTGTTAGTGTCGGAAGCAATTTCTGTCCAGTCAATAAGATTTAGATCATCGCCTTCATTACCAATACGCCAATATAAATCAAAACTTGCAGGTTCAGGTCTGTTTGCTGATAAGATAACTTTTAAACCAACAGCACTCTGTGCAAGTTCTATTATAGAGGTTAAGTGTTTAGAAGCAGTAGAACCGCTAAATTTATTTGTTTCATTAATAAAATTCAATGGAACATTAAAACCTACAGTAGCAGCAGAGTCTTGATTGTCAATAATATTATCTACTAATGTCATTGAAGATCTCTGAAGATCGATTACAGGAGATAGAAAACTATTAGTAGATGAAATGAGTAATTCCATTTCTGCAGTTTTTGCTCCGACTGATATTTCGACATCTGCTATAGAGTCTGCAGCAATAACGTATGGGTGATCTAGTGCAAAGTTATTTTCATTAAGATCAATGCCAGTAAAATCTGCATCTATTGTGTAGGGTGTTTCTGTACCTGCAAGCGATTTACCTGAAGTCCCTTTGAATGATCCAATTATTTCAGTTCCATATGGTTTTATATTTGCTATGTTAGGCCACACCAATGAGTATGGAATATTTTTGGTTGAAGTGACCTCATCACCTCCACCTTCTCCATCAGAATCTGCAAGACCATTTATTTTAAATTGATATCCAGTCGCATCTATCGCGGTAATGGTATGATCTCCATTAAGTTGACCTGTTGTAAACCCACCAACTGCAGTAGCATTAGAAATTGTTACGGTGTCTCCAACCTGCAAACCATGGTTAGTAAAATAAACTCTGACATCACTATCACCTTCAAATGTTTCGATAGGATTTTCATTTAGTTTTTCACGAGGAACACTAGCATTTTGAAGTTTGACACTTCCTAATGTAGAACTAGATGTTGTAAAGTTAGCACGTATTAATTCAAATTTTAAATCTTGTTTTTGATTTGCAGAAAATGTTGCACCGTTTTGAGAATAGAATAAACTTCCCAAATTAGGATTTCTATTTACACGAGCAGAGGCAGAACCAATGATAGTAGCATCTATTTCAGAAATGTATATTTCATATTCAGGACTTTCTGCATATACTACCATAGCATAGTCTGTAAAACCTTGTAGATAAACAGGTTCTTCAAAAGTAAAATTGGTTGCAACTGAACCATCAGTAGATGTTTGAACAGCATTGTGTGCAACGTAAACTGTAGAGCCTGGTATAATTTCTACGTCAGAGGGCATACCATTTCTCATTGGTCTAATATGCAAAGAGACTGGTAATTGCATATCTGCAGTTGCTCCAAAAGTGGATTTAAAGTACAATTTTATTTTAGTTAAAAATATACCACTTGCTTCATCAATGAAGAAAGATTGAGCAATTGGATTTTTTGTACTTTGATATCCTAATGAATTTACGGTCATATTATTTTCTCCAACTATCTACCATTATATCTCGTCTTTGCTTTTGCTAGAGAAATTCTACCCCTAGTTACATATGACGGTCTTGCTTTTGGTCTTGGTGAACTGGTTATTCTACTTGAACTACTTGATGAATTATTAGACCTTTTAGGCACTGATGTAATCATACCTACACTACTATTCCATTGCATTCTTTGTGAAACGCCTGGTAAGTTTTTAACTGCTTGCCAGTGGTTCCACATTGCACCTCTACCACCATCATTACTTCTACTTCTTGATGGAGCAGGTGATGTAGTAGAAGACTTAGATCCCTCTAATTCTAACATACGTGTCGATTTCACATCTTGATGAACAGTGTTTAGTACACCTTGCGCCGTGTAAGTCGAACGTGCAACAGACCCTGCAAGTTTTTCATTATTACGATCCACATCCATTACTTTTATTTCATGTGTACCAGATCTAAATCTAAAAGTACTATTGTTTGGTATCATAAAAGAAATATCAACTGCACCAGTAATATCTGTGGTCAACAAACCTGCACCATCTTTGTGTGCTGTTTTGTTTTTCAAAGTGTTTCCGTAGTCCCTAGTGCTTGAAGAGTATCTTTCAAAGGCTGCTTCACGAACAAAATTTGCCATGTTCTTACCATCAAAGAATAAAAATACATTTGTGTTTGGTCTTAGACCTTCAGCACGAATACTAATTATACGAGATCTTATGAATGGTAATAGTGCCACCTGTAAAACCTTAGTGCCAATAACTTCTTCAATTACTGAGGACTTAACAACTTTGTTTACAGTTTTTGTTGTTGTTCGTCCAGAAGTTTTAGTGATAGTATTTGTTTGATCACCAACTTTTAATTGATCTAAAGTTTTACCACCCCAATTCCATTCCCAGTTATTCCAGTTGTGTGCTTGGTTAACATTTAATTTTGAACCACCGTCTATAACATTTCTACTGAGAACATTTGTATCTTTCCACTCATCAGAAGCAGGAGACAACTTTAAGTTACCTGTAAATAAACCACTGTTATATGGATTTATCTTTACTGCTTGTGTAGCAAAAGGCTGTTCCATATATGTAACTTCTGTGTATTCTAGATATACATTATCACCTCTGCGTACAACCCCACTAGAATTTGCGGAGTCAAATATTAATCTTAGATTATCTTCACTAAAGAGTGGACGCATAATACCTTCAGATGGATCTATAGATGCTTGATAGTTATCATCATCAGCATCTGAAAATTGGTGAGTTGTAAAGTTGTCCACAAAGAAACCAGATTTAATTCTATTTAATCCTGCAGAATCTAATACCTCAAAATTATTAGTTGCAAGTTCTAACATGTTTAAAGAAGTGACTTCTTCTAAGTTAGCAATTCTGTCTTCCAACTGATTGATATCATCCATAGTATATCTACGATGATCTATTTTTTCAGTGGTTAGATCTTCTTCGTCTATAGTATTTGGGAAGAATGCAAAATTGTAAAGTGGCAGTGTTCCATCTTGTTCTTTAGGAGGTGTTGGATCGAAAGCGTCCACTGATTGAATAATATCAAGTTCACCTTCAGTGTCTATAACCAATTTATGAGCACGTGCCAGATAATACGTATTGTCTGATTGAATCACATCTGTAGGTGTAGGAAGATAAGATATGTTTGCCTCTGTAAAGTTTCCTGAAGAGTTCATCACAGGACGGAAATCTATAGCATTCCTTAGATTTATTATAGACCCATCTGCTCTTGTGAAAGAAGGAATATCACCATAGTCTACAACACCAGTATATGAATTAACTGCGAAGAAATTACCTGCACCATGACTGAAATGATCAAACTTGACATAAACATTTCCTGAAGGGGCTGATTGGTTTCCGTCTAAAACCATTCTACCTAATCCATAGAAATTGTCTCTTTGACCATCGTCTAATGTAAACTTATACGACATATCAGCACCATCAGAATCTATAAGAGTAACTCTCTTAACTTGAAAGATGTCTGGTTGACCTAAGTCAAGGAACTGTTCACCAGTGGTAGGATCTGTTTGAATTGCCGTTGTCACTGTCGCATTTTGTGTTAAGGTTTTTGCCCGAACAATCGGTGTTGAAGTAACACCATACACGTAAACACTTACGTCAGTGTTGTTAGGTAATCCTGTAATAGTCGTAGTATTCGAACCTGCAGTGATACCACCAAGAGTTCCATTATCTAATTTTCCAGTAGGAGTAAACACTAACCAGTCACTGGTGTTTGTTAATGCATATGCTGTTGGAATACTTACAGTGAAGTTACCTGCACCGTCAGAAGTACCTGATCTCAATATCTGAACTTCAATCTGTTGAGGGTCTATAACTCTTGGTCTGTCACGATTTGTATCGTAAACCAATGTGTTGTTGGTAGGATCTTCTAAAATAACATTATTAGTTAAAACAGTAGGATTAAAATATGATGTCCCAGATGTACCAATAGATTTTGCGTCTCTGAAAGATTGTCCAGAATTCATCTTGATATCAAATAAGTGATATCTTAGGTTGGCACCATTCTCATGCACCGCACGAACACGTGCAGTACCTATTGTTGAACCACCATAGTCACGTGCACTTCTTAGATTTTGTTGTGCAAATGTTTTAATGTCAGGGCCACCAACTGCAGAGTCTCCAAGAACATCTACATAGTTACCATAGTCAACTGACATAAACTCACCAGTAATTTGCAAATCATTTTGTGCTTTAGGTATTCTTATGTCTGTTGGAAGAAATCGTGCTGCGCGATATCCATCTATAACCACTATACCATCACTTACTTTTAATATTAAATGATCGTCTGCAGAATCTTCTTCGAATGAGATTCTATATGGTTTTACAATATAATCTCCAGAATTTTCTTTTATTCTGGTTGCGATCATATCTCTTGGGATATTGTATGCATCATCTTGTTGGGATGTTACAGAAGTAAATATAGCACCGTCTTTTACAGTGTTTACATGAATAAAGTTTTCTTCAGAGGTTACTTGACTTTTATCAGTTAATCGTAACTTGATGCAATATCTGTCTGCGCCTGGAGCAGTAGTGTTAATAGATGATCCTTGGTTATCGTATAACTGTAGATTGTCATCCACACTTTGAACTTCTTGAACTATTTTAAAACCAACATCTACTGTTGGTGCATCAGTATACTTTCCTATGATTGCACTTTGTGATTCTGTATACACAAAGAACCCTTGTGTAAAGTAAATACTGTCACCAATAGTTGCACGTGTACCTCTACCAACTGCAGGGTTTACGGTTGTGTTTGTGATCTGAACAATTCTACCAGATCCTAAACTTTCACCTGCAAGGAAACGAGGTGTAGAACTTGTTGTAGAAGATGCAGAAGTGTTTACATATCTAACGTAAAGTGTTACTGGATCTCCTGCAATTGCTGCGACCCTTTGAAGAACTTCTGCTTTGATACCAGATGTTGCACCAGTAATAATAGATCCTACGTTTGCATTTGTGGATGAAGAAGTCGCATCTAATTTTACAAATTCATAATTAGTGTCAATCGTTAAACCGCCTGGTTTGACCGCCGCACCTTCTTTAAATATATTGTTACCAAATCGTTCAATCTGTTTTTGAATGATTGTTTGCATTTGGGTAAGTTCACGTGCTTGTAGTGAACGACCACTATTGAACAATATGCGATAGTAACCATCACTATCGTTAAAGTCATCCTTATACTTTGTTTCAAATAAAGTATCTGTATATACTGTTGCCATTGTTCAACCCTTAGAATTGTAGAATAATTTTTATATCTTCTGCTTGTGCTGCAGTTCTTGCAACTGGATTTCTGTTATCTATGTAAAGTACATCACCAGTACGTCTATCAACCTCTGGTTGAATTAGTGCCGAGTCAATAATGCCTTGACCTGGCCCAGTAACTTCTTCAATGATTTCCCCATCTTGGAAAGCAGTGAAACCAGTTCCTTTCGTCTGGTGGTAATAAATTTTATCAGAATCAATGTCATCGATATATGCCCTTGCAAATGTTGTTTGACCTTCGATTAGTTTGTCTTTTGTGAAAGCATTAACAATACTTGATAGTCGCATAAAATCTAATGCACTTGCAGTGTTTGCAGTAATTTTAGAACCACTGTATGCAAGAGGATCTTTTATTAGTGTAACTTGTCTAAAATCTTGATCGAGAAGGAAGTTACTATCATTACCTTCGATCATTGTGTGGAACATAACAGACGAAGTTTTAAGATCTATTCGTGCGTCTGCACCTACACCTGAATCACTAAATGGAAGAACCGCACGTGCTGTTGCGCCTGCACCCCCACCACCAGTGATGCTCACTTGAGCAACTGTGTATCCTCTACCATGTGCAATGTGTTGTCCACTATCTGCCATACGAATTCTTGAAACAACCCCTGCGGCGGAGTCGATGTCTGCAAGAGCACGTGCTGCAGTACCATTACCAATAATAGTAACTGATGGAATAGAGGTGTAACCAGTTCCACCGTCTGTAAGGACGATGTTTAGGATCTCGCCTGGCTCTACACTATCCTGAACTTCAAATTGTTTTAACTCAATACCAGTAGAGTTCGAGTCAACAGCAAATTGTTTTTGTACAGGCATGAAGTTAGAAGATTGAAACTTCTCTGCACGTGAACCACTGATTGTGTATAAGAACTTCCAGACATATCCATCTGTAGTTCTGAATGAGTCGTTGTTTGCACCAGTAGGTTCGATTACGGAAGGTTGTGCAACCCCTAGTCTGTTTCTGCCAACTTCTAAACAGACATATACTTGGTTGTTATCGTTCTTCACATAATAAGGTAATGTAGGATACCCACCTGTTGCGTCATCATAAGAAGAATATATTCTTCCGTTTGACCAGTTGTTACGAGGAACAACAAGTGATGTCGCGGCAACTTTCTTGATTGATTGAAGACCATCACGTAATCTCGCAATATCCTCTGGACTGTTTATAGGAGTTGGAACAGTCTCGTTTGAATCCCAAGGTTCTGATCTACCAATACCCACATAGTAGTTATGGGTTTGTTGTTCAAACCTTTCGAAAAAATCACGAGCAATCTGTTGTCTCAGTGTATCTGTAATCGTAGCTGGCATCTTCTATATCCTATGTATTAACTGCTGCGCCTAAAACAATACGTCTGTAAAAACCACCAGAACTATCGTATACTGCGAGACATGGAGCACCTGCGTTACCATCTGTAACGAATATCATTCTTCCATGTACGCCTGGAGGGACGGTTGCGACTGAGTAATGTTTAATATCAACATAATCTGGTGTTGCTTCACGAGATCTCTCTGCAACATAATCAGAGTCTAGTGTTGCAGATAATGCTGCAACTTCGTCTGTGACGTTATGTTTTAATGCGACTGTACCGTCACTATCTGGCAAGAGAATAACTCTATCTGCAGTCGGATCTACTACTCCCAAAGAAGTTTCGTGCGAGTCTGCAGTTCCTTCGTAAACAAGGTAAGATGAGTTGTTAGTACTATCGTGTAATTTTATACCAATCTCTGATGCAGAATCTGCACCAATGATAGTGCGAATTTGCACAACATCACCATATAACTCTTCAAAGTTATCGTTGATTTTACCTGCGCCTGTGTACAGATCATCACCTGTACCATCGTTACCAGTCGTACCTCTGTCTATAATTTGTCTTGCCATTTTTATTTCCTAAAAACTGTACCTTTATTTATAAGGTTTTTCACTACTTTGTTCCTACAATGTATTCTCTCTGTGAGAATTTATCTCTTGTTGATGAGAACCT